GTTACGCTAGAGAGTATCTCTCCACATCGACAGTGGGGTTTGAAGGTTCGGTCTACCAAAAGGGGATAAATTTTGCAAGTCATCAGCTTGCATTTGTAACTGCGAACAAAACGATGTCTGGGCTGGTGTTTGGCGACTTTCCGCCGATCCTGCCCCCTGATGCTGAGTTCTACACTGCGTACGACTTGTACCACCGTGCTGATGCATGTGTGCCTTACCGCACTCAATCTGTCCGGTCATTCAAGGTGTATGATAGAGAACCAGAAGTGGTGCCCGAAGTGGTACCCCCCCCGGTGTACAAGTTGTCGAGTGTGCACGCGATTCCATCGCTCAAGGAGTCGTTCTGGGAAGGAGTCTGCTACAACGTCAAGTCAGCAGTGCTCAAGTGCTTTGGATGTGGGGACGTCGCCGCGGATTGGGAACGCGAGCGCACATTCAAAAAGGATGTCAACTGGGAAATGCTCACCGTTGTTGAGGCCCAGGAGAATCGGACCGTGGTGGAAACCGTGGTAGAGCAAGTGCACGCCGTCAACAAGGAGGCTGTGCACCATGTCCCTCGTCTGGTAGCCCAAGCCACAGTTGCATTGCGTATGAAGCTGGGCCTAGGGGCTATGGATCGCAGCGTTGCAGGGAATGTGGCGGTAGTGCGCAGCGAAGCTGCCAAGTTGTTGCGTGACTGGAATGTGCGCACCTTGGATGCTGCGGCACACCTGCACCACATTGAACGTTGCTTCTTCGAAGATGACTCACATTACCGAGTGACAACATGGCGGGCGCGTGCCACACGCAATTCGCGCCTGTTGAGGTGGTTCCTAGGAACAGTCGAACAAGTGAAGTTCGACTGCTAGGGACGCCCAATCCGTCACATCGGGCAGGACGCGCACCATCAGGTACCAGCATCAAGTATGTTCTGGTTAAAGAAGCCTGAGGGCCGTTCTGCAATGCGTCCGAAGCACAAGTTAACTGTGCAGCGGAACGGGCAGCCAACGAAGAAGAGGGAGTACCATGTAGTATCGCGCATGGGGGACAACCATGATTTGGGAGTCTTTAACAATAATGTCGACGGGGTGGAACGCGCATTGTTGGAGCGATACTTTCTTTGCAAAGTGGGTGATGAATTTCTACCAGCGTTGGATGTGCCAGCTAGTGTTTACGCTAGTCCTGAACTCCAGAGGTTTAAGAGCGAGTGCGTTTCGTACGTAGCGGCGCGTGCCACAGTGATAGCACTACGAACGGTAGTTGAATGCTATACTGGTGCCAAGCGCCGAGTTTACGAGCGTGCTTTAACCAGCCTTTTGCGCAAAAGTCTCACCCGCAAAGATGCAGAGTTGCGTCCTTTCACAAAGTTTGAGAAGCAATGTTTGTTGAAGGCTCTGCGGTTGATTAATCCGCGTAGCGCCCGTTTCAACCTCGTATTGGGTAGGTACCTCAAGAAGTCAGAGAAGCTGTACTTTGAGGCTATTAACGAGGTGTGGGGTGCTAAAACTGATCACACAGTCATCAAAGGTATGGATAGTTTCGCATCTGCGGCAGTTTTGAAGCAGAAGTGGGATAGGTTCCGTAACCCCGTAGCCCTCGGGCTCGATGCCACCAAGTTCGACATGCATGTTAGCGTGTCGGCCTTGCGTTATGAGCATGAGTTTTACAACGAGGTTTTCCAATCAGACGAGCTGAGCACGTTGTTGAGTTGGCAACTCCACAATAAGGGCGTGGCGTACTGTAACGACGGGACAGTGCGCTTTGAGATGCCCGGTACGAGGTCTAGTGGTGACCTCAATACGTCGCTCGGTAATTGCATCATCATGTGCTCATTGATTTGGGCCATGTGCAAGCAGTTGGACATTGTATCTGAGCTAGCCAATAACGGGGATGATTGTGTGTTGATGTTGGAGCAAGAGGACTTGGAGAGAGTGTTGAAGTATGTGCCAGAGTATTTTGAGCGCGTTGGATTCAGGATGACCGTTGAAGCACCTGTGTGGACCTTTGAGGAGATTGAGTTCTGCCAGAGCCACCCTGTGCTGTTGAAAATGGTTGGTGCATGGTGCGGAATGTACGCACATGCTTGAAGAAGGATCCGATGTGCCTCATCCCTGTCCAGAATGACAGGGTCTGGCGCAAGTGGTTGGGGGCCGTAGGGGAGTGTGGACTGGCGGCGGTGCCAGGATGTCCAGTACTTCAATCGTTCTATGGAGCGTTCGCGCGATCCGGCATGAAGTCGCGGAAACAATTCCAGGAACACATCTTTCGCAATACGGGAACGTTAGAGCGGTGTACTAAGATCAGGGATTCAGAGATCACTGATGGTGCGCGCGCCTCGTTTTACCGTGCGTTTGGCATAACCCCCGATTACCAACTCGCTCTCGAAGAGTATTTTGACGCCTTTGTGATCGAAAGTCTGAACGCGGAGTACGTGCGTGATGGGCTGGTGGAGAACCAGCCACCCGTATTCCTAAGGCACCTATAATGAACAGACATTCAGATAACAAGACAAACGCCATGACAAAGAAAGTTGTGGTAAACCTCAAACGAAAGACGAGCCAGCGTGCAGCTCCGAGAGCACGCAATGCAGCGACCAACAAGGAGATTGGATTTGTCGGCAACGCCCTGCGCACACTTGGTTCACTAGGTGGCGGAGCATTAGGCGGATATGCCGGCGCACCAGCTGCTGGGTCAGCTATTGGTAACAGCCTTGGAGCGGCTGTGTCGAAATGGCTTGGGTTCGGCGACTATGAGGTCGCGCAGAACTCAGTGGTCAAGAAGGCGAGTACTGGAATCCCCATGATGCATAAGGAGGGTCAAACTGTGACCATTCGGCATCGTGAGTTCATCTCCACCATTAAGAGCAGTGTGGGCTTTGTGGTGAGTGATAGCTTCCAGCTCAACCCGGGTAACTCTAAGACGTTCCCGTGGTTGTCAACGATTGCCTCCAGTTTTCAGGAGTACAGGTTTAAGGGAATTGTGTTTCACTACATCCCAACCAGTGGCAATGCGATTTCTGGCACAAGCCCCTCGTTGGGTAGTGTCATGATGCAGACAAGCTACCGGGGCAATGATGCCCCTCCCTCCACGAAAGCAGAACTGCTGAACGAGTACTGGTCTGGTGAGGCCGTCCCATCGGAGACGTTTGCCCACCCGATCGAGTGCGATCCCAAGGAGACACCTATGAATCTGCAGTACGTGCGTACTGGTGAGCTTCCAGCCACCGACTCGCGGCTGTTCTATGATTTGGGTGTGACGCATCTCGCTACACAAGGCCAATTGGCAGCAGACAACGTACTTGGTGATCTTTGGGTCACGTACGAGGTCGAGCTTAAGAAGCCAATTGTTAGTTCAAATGTTACCAGCCGTGTGATTTATGGTGAAGCGTGGAGTTCCTCGCCACCTGTGTCGTTCGGCCAGATTTTCAACACCCTGGGTAATTACAAGGGTGCTCTGAGCTTTACTGGTGCTGGCAACACACTCACATTCGCAGCTGGCACACGTGGTACATACATGGCAGTATTTTATATATTCGGGGTCGCTTTGAACCTCACATCGCCGACGTATACACGTGTGAATAACGTCCAAGCTACCGGTCCAGGTGGATATACCACTATGATTGCACCAACGAGTGCGTCAAACTCCACCTCGATGACTGCAACTTACTTTCGCGTCATTGATCCATCGATACCAACCACCCTGCAAGTGGCTTGGGCTGGCACTAGTACCAGCATTTCGGAGATCGATGTCGTGATCACACGCATCGGCGAATAAACGCCGGATGGTCCCCAAGTCGGTTGATGACCGCACCTGCGTGGGTTAAATTATCCAAACCAGTGTACGATGTTGATAGGTTATGATAGAGGTTTAAGGTGCCGTGGGATATTGTCAAATCCCTCGGGTGTCGCCCTCCTCTTAGGTTGACAGTTCGCGTGTTCGCACGGGAATTCGCTGAGACGCCTTCAACCACTGGGCAACGCTGCGCGGCGTTGTGATACTAAAGCTGGACGATCGAACCAGCAGGGACAGCATTGGTCCTAGCGCCACA